GTCGACAACGGCCTGTGCGATCAGCCGGTGCGCGGTGCTCATGGTTTTTCCAAAATCAGGAGCGTCAGCCCATCGGCCTGCGCACCATCCGGCTTACGCAGTGCGACCCGCCATGCGGCGCCATTCACCAATATGACGGTGTCGGCCAGCTCGGGCGGCGCATCGATGGAGCTGATCCACAACTGAGGATCCGCCGCACCCATGCCCACCACGCCAACATGGCCGATGGTGAATTCCGCATCAAACAGCACGGGGATCGGCTGCCCGCCGCCAATGACCGCTGTCGCATTCGCCAGGCGCAACAGAACAGCGCGGTTTACACGGGCTTCGAGCGCGTCGAACATGTCAGCCGTTGATCTTGATGTTGACCGTGGTGGCGCCGTTGCCGGCGGGAGCGGCGGCATAGCCGGCCAGCGTGTTACCGGCTACGGTCGCCGTGAGACGGCTGTTGGCAGCGTCCCAGTACAGCAGGTCGCCTTGCGCCAAAACATCGGTGGCCAGCTTCGCCACCGTCCACACATCGGTGACAGCCACCGTGCCCGTGCCGTTGGCCGGGATGTCGGCCAGTGCGATGCCGATGCGCTTGCCCATCAGCACCACGGCGCCGGAAGCGATGGCCGCGCCGCCAGCAGTGAACGCCAGGACATCACCCTCTTGAACGTAATTCTTCGCCATCATTGGCTCCTATAGATTTGAGATTGCGCCGGAGGCCGGCGCGTCGGATGTATCGCCGTGGGCGATTACACGCCCGGGTTCTTGGCCAGGGTGCGGTAGTCCAGCGCCTTCACGCCGGCGTCCATGCGCACCTTGAACTCCACGCCGTCAACGTTCCAGCCGTTTTGCTGCTCCAGCGTCGGCGACTGATTTCCGTCCAGGTAGCTGACCTCAATGGTGTCGTTCACGTCCTTGCTGGCTGTGCCGTACCAACTGGTGGCCGAAGCGGCGTCCAGTCGTGCGTCGGAGATCACTTCGAACGTGCCGCGAACGGAGTTCGGCACGGTGTTATTGCGGGCGGCGGCGCCCACTTCGAACTCGCTGTCGCGCACGACTTTGGCCGTGCCTTCCAGTGCCATCGGCACGAGAATTTGGGCGAGACGGATGTTCAGCGTGGCGGCGCCCTCCTTCTGGGTCGCCATGGCGACGCGCATCGCATCGATGCCGGCCGTGGTGATCGCCGCCGCCGTCAGCAGATTTTTGTGGTTAGCGTGGAACAGCGCGGTACCGTCGCCCATCACTGGATTGCTGTTGAGGATGGCGTACACCAGGTCGCCGATAGTGCGAATTGCGGCGCGGCCCATCCGGCGCGGGATCTTGGTGAAAGCGTCCAGGTCATCATTGATGATGGTCTGCCGCGTCAGCGAGAACATCTTGCCGAACGTCGCCAGCTGCACCTGCTCGCCGCGGTCGCCCAGAGTGGCGTAGGTGTATTCGCCGCCATCCTCAACCTTGGCCAGGGATGGGAAGGTGTTCAGATCGACACGCTTGCCGGGCTTGAAGTCGCCCAGCGTGCCGGAAGCGGTCCAGAGCTGGAAGGTTTCCTCAGCCTCGTCGTAGCCCTTCATCATGGCCTTTTCGGCCACGTTCGCCAGCAACAGCGGGAAGTCGCTGCCGGAGTGCGTGAATGCCGCGGCGACCAGGCCCATCTTGTCCAAGCCGCGCGCCTTCACGCCGGCATGCTCCAGGCAGGCGCGCGCGATATCCAGCATGCTGTAGCTTCGATAGTTGTTCGCGCGGTCGTCCTTTTCCAGACTGGCGCGAGCGAGTACCGATGCTGTCACGCCAGCGCGGAATTTGTCGCGCTCGTCTTCCAGGGTCACAATATGGGCCGCCGCGATCGGCGTCGCGCCGCTTCCCAGATGCGCCAGCAGCTTGGCGTTCGCCTGCTCGACGGTGCAGTTGTGATCATCGACGCAGGTCGTTTGCAGTGCTACGACGCCTTCGACTTTGGCGAAGCCGGCAAAGGCGCCGCTGATTGCCGTACGGCGTTCCTGGTCGGCCTTGAGCGCGGCGGCGCGGATCTGCTCGGCGTCGGCCGCCGCCGTTGGGGTTGTTGCTGGCATAGTGGTGCTCTCCTTCGGAGTTGGGGTAAGGGTTTGTGCCGGAGCGGCAGCGGCCGGCGCATCCGGCAGCAGGGGGAACGACGAAAAACGGGCTTTGACCGGCGCACTGAACTGCGCGGCAGCGGAGATCGGCAGCGATGCCACGATGACGTCGATGAGTTTGGCCGCCAGGGCCTCTTCAGCCGTGTACCAGTGGTCCTTGCCATCGGCAAGCAGCGACAGTGCGGCCTCCTTATCGCCGGAGCGCAGGGCGTAGCTAGTCGCCATGGCGTCGGCATAGGTGTCGAGCATGTCCGCGTACTCGCGCATCGCTACACTGTTTCCGCTGACGTAGGCGAGCCAGGGCGCATGGATCATCAACAAGGCGTTCTCCGCCATCTCAATGCTGTCCCCGGACATCGCGATCAGACTGGACACCGATGCGGCGACGCCGTCCACGATGGTGGTCACCGTCGCCTTGTGGCGCTTGATCGCGTTGAAAATGGCGATACCGTCGGTGACCGAGCCACCGTAGCTGTTGATGCGGATCGTCAGCTGGTCCACGTCCAGCGCCGCCAGTTCGCGCACGAAGTCAATGGCGGCGACCGTATCGCCATACCAGCTTTCGCCGATATCGCCGTAGATCAGGATTTCGGCGGACGAAGCCGCCGCCACGGCACCGGCCGCCGGCCGCGCGTGGGCGCGGATGGTGTACCACTTGGCGACCGGGGCTTGCTGGGTTGTAGTAGCTGCTGGCATTGTGCGTTCCTTATTAGGTACGCACAGTTTCCAGTTTGCGCAGTCTCATTTCTACGTAAAAATGAGACTATATTTTCAATCGTTGTTGTCGTTCGGCGACGGCACCTTCGGAGCGCGCTGGTTGGCAAAGTCGGATGAGAACACCAAGCCCTTTTCCTTGGCCTTTTCGCGATGCGCCTGGATCTGCTCCAGCACGTCGCGCGGGTTGACGCCTCGCTTGCGCATCACCTCGACCTCGCTGGCGAAGCCATCCTGCACCAGTTTCTGCCATGCCAGCGCCTCCTTGAGCGGATCGATCCACGGCATCGACTGCCCGACGAAGAGCGCGTCATCCATGCTGGCGGGGTCCACATCTTTGGGCATAACCACCACCCCCGATAGGTGGGCTGCCATCACAAAGTCCTTCCACACGGGTTGGACGTATTGCCCCACGAACTCATCCGTCAGCACGGCGTAGTTGATCCACTGCTCGACCAGCTCCTGGCGCTGGGCCGAATAAGTGCCGCTGTAGTCGCGCGCCAGGCTGGAGTAACTGGCACCCAGGCCGGCCGCCGTCGCGCGCAGCTGGCCACTGCGGAACGTGATCAGGTTCGGATTCGGCCGGTTGGAGTCGATCATCCCGATTTCTTCGCCTATCGTCAGCGAATCGATGATCATTCCTGGTGACATTGATATTTCGCGTTGACCAGACGTGGCGGTTCCATTATTCGGGTCGCCATAATTATCCGGCGAGCCCTTCTTGATATAGGCTGTCAGCGAGGCCGCGACCTTCGCGGCAATGCGCTCGCTCTCCTCGTAATCCTTGATATCCTCCAGGCGCGTGATGACGCTGGCGAACTCCGACACGCCGCGCATCTGGCCAATGCGATCGATGGACGCGATGTGGTGCATGCGCGCCGCTTCCACGCGCTTCACATCGAAACTGCGCTTGAGCCAGCTGTCACCGTTCGGGAATGCCTTGTACGCAAAGTAGGCCGTGGGACGCCCCCACGCATTGCGCTCCACGCCCTGCAGCACGCCCTTGGCCTCGTCGTGGTAGTCCATGGGAATAAGGTCGGGTTCCATCAACTCCAGGGAATACGGAACCCGCGTGCCGTGGTCGAGCAGCGCGACCGGGCCAATCAGACGTTGGGAAAAAGCCTCGCCGTCCCGCAGCCAGGTCTTCGCGACCAGGCGCTGCACCTTGGACCAGTGGTGGCGATGCGTGACCTCGGGCGTCAACGCCCAGTCGCGGTGAGCCTCGCGCAGCGCCCTCGCATAGTCCTCGTGAATGCGACCGTCCCGGTAGCGTGGTTGCGGTTCGACACCGATGCCGTTGGCGCCAACGACGTTGTTGACCAGTGTGCGCAGCGCGCCGCGCGCGATGTCGTGGTTCTGCTCCAGGTTGCGCGCCAGCGCGCGCAGGGCCGCCGCGCCCTGCTGCACTTGCGTGTCGGGCGAGCGCGTGTCGCGCCCCCCTTTTCGCAGGCGGGATGGCTTGGCCGCCTCGTACTGGTTCAGCACCTGGCGGGCCAGGAGGCGCTTCACGCCCGCCGCTGGCGAGAAGAAGGACACCACGCGGTCCATGGGGTTCAGGCG